CGAGGTTTTGTCATATAGAAAGGAGGTCGCGGACATGGCGGCAAAGAAACAGCTGATGAAACCGGCTACGCAAAAGGTAGTGAAAGATGCGAAGCCTACCGAAGTTGAGCCGCGTGTAATCAGCGATGAAGAATATCGCTGTACCTGCTGCGGCCACAAGTACAAAAAACAGGAGACTAATTTTGGCCGTTCAAAGTCCCCTATTTATAAGGGCAACAATGGCTTTGTCTCTATCTGTAAGAACTGTGTTGCAGAGCTTTACGAACAGTACGTAAAGTTCTATGACGGAGACGAAGATGCGGCGGCAGAGCGGATTTGCCAGATCACGGATATGTACTTTGATTTGGATATCTGGGCGTCGTCACGAAAGATCAGTGAGAGCCGCAATGGAAAGAGTCGCAATCGGATCAGTACCTATATTTCCAGACTGAATTTGAGCCAGGTAGACGGAGCAACGACCTACTCTGATACATTGGTGCGGCGCTGGGAAGCCAATGTGGAAAACGCACCTACGGTGGAGGATGTGGCAAAAAATGACGACATCCAGACACCCGAGGAGGTTGTGCGCCGGTTTGGTGTCGGTTTTGATGCTGGCGACTACGATTCTATGCAGTACGAGTATCAGGATTGGGTAAAGCGATACGGCGAACCGATGGATAAGCGGCAGGAGGAGCTGTACGTTTCGATCTGCTTTATGAAGCTCAACCTGCGGAAGCTGCTTCAGAAGGGGGATTCCAACATTGGTACGGCTGCGAATAGCTACAAGTCGCAGATTGACGCAGCTACTACTGAGATCGAAGACCGGAAGAAAAAGGCTGAGGCTGAAAAGCAACTGAGTCCTTTGGGAGAAATGATTCGAGATATCGAGGAGTTTTGTCCGGCTGAATATTACAAGGACAAGAAGCTGTATGCGGACTTCGATCATTTGAAGGAGTATATTGAGCGGTTCATGACCAGACCTCTTCGCAATCTATTGACCGGCTCTAAGGAACTGGACAAGGAATTTAGCCTGTCTGATTCGGAGGAGTGAGTTATGGATTACGAAGCGTTGATGGATGGGCGACAAAAACACGTCCATGAACATTTCTCACCCAATAGCAAATTGAACGACCCTGAGTTTGTCAAAAAGCTATTGGATTGGATAACGTTTTGGCGAAGGAACCCCAGCCGCTTTGTGCAGCGGTATTTCGGAATCACGCTGTATCTCTATCAGCACATCATTTTGTATCTGATGGATATTTTTCCGAGTATCTGCATTGTGGCCGCTCGTAGTGCGGCAAAGTCATTTATCATTGCGGTCTATGCCTGTAAAGAAGCAATTTTGCGGCCTGGATCATTGATCGTCGTAGCTTCGGCGACAAAAAAGCAGGCGAGATTGATCGTATCAGAAAAAATCGCCAAAGAGATTTTGCCAAGATCTCCGTTGCTTCAACAGGAGATTAAGACCATCAAGGACAACCAGAACGATATCGAAGTGAAGTTTAATAACGGAAGCTCTATTGTTGTATTGGTTGCCAATGAGAATGTGCGTGGATACCGTGCTACGGTCTTCATTTATGAAGAGTTCCGTATGATTGTGAAAAGCATTATCGACACGGTTCTTTCTCCTACGCTGTTCCAGCGGCAGATTCCGTTCAGAATCAAGTACCCCGACGAGTACAAAGAACTGAAAGAGGAACCGAAAGAAATCTATATCAGCTCTGCATGGTACAAATCTCACTGGATGTGGGATTACATGAAGCTCGTGACCCGCGATATGTTGGGCAAGGGCAAATCTGTTCTGATTGGTATGGATTACAGCATCGCTTTGAAGCACGAGATTAAAACCCGTGACTTCTTGGTGAAGGAGCGAAAGAAGCTGGATAGGGTTGCCTGGACGATTGAGTATGAAAATCAGATGGTGGCCGAGAATGCTCATGCTTACTTCACCTACGATATGCTGAACAAGAACCGCGTGTTGAAACGTCCGTTTTATCCAAGGAAGAACGAGGACGTACTGTCAAAGGTCAAGGCAAAGCACACAATTCCCAAACAGGCAGGAGAAATCCGTATTATCGCGTGCGATATTGCCCCGGAGGGCGGTACCGGTAACGATAACTCGGTATTTACTTGCATTCGTGCTCTCCCTGAGAGCAAGGAGTATAAGGTCTCAGATACCAGCGGAGATCATATTGAGGTCAAGCAGGGATATCGCCGGCAGGTAGTCTATATGGAGCCGCAGGCAGAATTTGAAACGACAAAACAAGCCATTCGCATTAAGCAGTTGTTCGCTGACTTTGAGGCGGATTATTGCGTTTTGGATACACGAAACGCGGGTGTCGCTATTTACGACGCTTTGGCTAAAGTGCTTTATGACGTAGATCGGAACGTGGAATACGAACCTTGGACGTGCATGAACGATGATAAGCTGAAAGCTCGTATCGTAATTGCAGGTCAGAAAGAGGCAGTTTTCTCGGTTAAGGCATCCTTGGAGCTGAACAGCAAAATTGCTGTCTCTATGCGGGATAGTTTGAATAACCGGATGATCGAACTCATGGTAAGCAACCAAGAGGGCGTTGAAGAATTGCAGCGCTTGTATCCTGAGTATGTCTCTGCCGATGTAGATACCCAACTTTTCTATGAGCGTCCTTTCCTTGAGACAGTGGCGTTGATCAATGAGATGATTGGGTTGGAGTATACTGTGCAGAACCAGACCAACCTCATTAAGATTGAGGAGCGCCCAGGTGCGCGGAAAGACCGGTATACATCAGTGTCTTATGGCAACTATTTCGTTTCACTTTTGGAGGCGGATCTTTTCTCGGATAGCTCCGGGTATGAATACGTAACACTTTGTAATTAAAGGAGGTGAAGACAAGTGGCAGGAAAATCATTCTTTGGTCGGATTATGGGCCGGAATCAATCTGAAACGCAGGCCGCAGTACCTATGTCGCAAGTAAACAGTGCGCCGCAGGACGACAAGACCTATGAGTTTAACACGCGTTTGGGTTCGTCCTATTTGAACGTGGTCAACTACGGTACGAAATGTACGGCACCGTATTCCACGGAAGAAATCACGCGAATGGCGAGAGATCCTATGCAGTACATCTCTGAATTGCGTCAATGGGCGAAGTGGGCGTATTACTCAAACGGCACGGTGACGACAGCTATTGATAGCCTGGTTAGTCTTCACTCCCTTGATTATGTGGTAGTTGTTAAGCCCAAGAAAGCGGGAGGTTCCCGTAAAGGGTATCGTGCCAGCATGGACAAGATGACCAGCGTGCTCCGGTCGATGCGCTACAAGGAGGTTATTCGTGACGGTCTATTCCACGATGCCAATGAGGGTATGTACGTGGGGTACATGGAGACGAGAACAGTACCAGTAGACGATCGGCTTGCGCTGACTGATCTTGATATCCAAGGCATCACCGAGATTAACTCAGCCGGCGTCAACTGTGTTGTTATTTCTTTGCCGGTAGAATATACAAGAATCATTGGCCGCAGGAACAACTGCTACGAAGTAGCGTTTGACCTGCGGTATTTTAGCGCCATGACAGAGGGAGATCGTAAGCGTAAGCTGCAAGGCTTCCCTCGTCAGATTCAAGAAGGATGGCGCAGATATTCCAATGGAGAGTTCCCGGATGGTGCGTGCTGGCAGAGACTGGACTGGCGCAAGACGATTGTAACCAAGATCAAGAGCGGACAGAACGATCCGTACGGTGTGCCTTTTGCAGTAGCCGCGTTGGACGATATCGACTACGCCAAATACTTCATCAATACGAAGCGGCGTGTGTTGGATACGGTCAATAACCAGATTTACTATGAGACTTTCCCCGAGGGAAAGGACAAGGGTACATCTGCTCTGTCTCAGTCACAGCAAGAAAACCAGCATAACACAGTCAAGCAAGCGCTGACGCAACGCAGCAACACAAACGGTGTATCATTCTTCTCTTTGGCTTCTGGCACAAAGATGGATCGGCTTCCGGTTGATCTCTCCCTTTTGAATGAGGAAAACGAAAATGCCATCAAAGAGGATGTGAATGAGGACATCGGCGTGGCCGCTGCTGCTCTGAGTGGCAGTTCTACGGGTAACTATGCCACGGCCACACTGAATATGGAAATCGTTGCGAATAACGTATTCACGTGGATTGAGGCTTTGGTGGAAGAGCTGAACAAGTGCTTGAATTACAACGTAATCAGGGACGGCAGCTACCGGGTGGAGTTCCGGGTGCTTCCCATTACTTTTGTCAATCGAGAAAAACAGGTGAAGTTTTTCTCTGACCTGTATGCCCGTGGAAAGGGCAGCTTGATGGCATGGATTGCCTCTACAGGGTTTGACGTGGATGACTACCTCTCTCTTATGGATCTTGAGTTGGATGAAGACTTTGAGAACAAGTACCCTGTGCATAAGACCTCGTTCACTGTTACCGGTAAGGATGCGCCTGACGGTGATGTGGACAAGAGCACCGGTGGCGATCCTCCGGTCAATTCAAGCACAGAGTCTACAAAGGCTAATAATGCTAACGCAAGCCCCTCTCCGTCAGGATAAGGAGGTGAGAGTATGTCTGAGAGAGCTTTTGCCCCTATCTATGAGATCTCCAGTGAAAATAAGATTGCCGGCAGACGACCTATCAAGGTTGTATTGCATGAGATCTTCCCTGATAACACTCGTTGGCAGGAAAACGGAATCTCGTGGAAAGAGGAATATGTTCAAGCTAACCTCCACTCCGTTGTCGGAATGTCGATTGTAGCGGAATTTTTGACCGAAGATCGGGACGTTCCATACAACCACGGTATGACGGATGTACGGGAGGAGGATAAGCTGCCTTTGTTTGAAGACGCCACTATGGTTGGACACTTCGACAAGGCGTATGTGGATGACGTAGAAATCGGAGGCGTTACTAAACGCTGCTTGGTAGCAGAAGGAACGCTGGATGAAATGCGTTATCCCAAGTTTGTTGCTTGGCTCCGCGAAAATATGGCGGACTCTGTTGTTAAGGGTTCCGTGGAAATTGTGGGTAAGCCCGAGCACGATGGATACATTATTTACTCCGGCGGTTGGAAAGAGGAAGGTCGTGTTCCGCAGTATTACGATTACAGCGGATATGCGATTCTCAGTGTTAAACCGGCTGATGAAGCCGCCATCGTAATGGAGCTAAATAATAAAAAACTGGACAAGGAGGATGGAACAATGGACGAGAAGACCAAGAACGAGTTGATGGCGGCTGTGACTGGTGCTGTCTCTGAGGTCAACTCCAAGTGGGAGGAGTATTGGGCCAAAGTTGACACGCTTCTGGCTGAGATTAGCCAGCTGAAAGCTGACATCGCACAGAAGGAAGCTGATATCAAGCAGCTTCAGGCGGATTACGACAAGGAAGCCGCCGCGAAGGAAGCGGCAGAGGCCGGACTGACTGAGGCTAACGCCGCGAAGGAAGCGGCAGAGGCCAGCCTCGTTGAGGCTAATGCCAAAATCACCGAAATGCAGAACGCCGCTGCCGTGGCAGAACTGAATGCTGCACTGGCCCCCTACACCGAGGAGCAACGTGCAGTTGCCAAGGAAGATATCGACGCTTTCAATTCCAATCCCGGCAGCGTAGAGATCAACAGCATCGTTGGCAAGATCTGCACCGCTATGGTGCAGGCGGCTCG